TTCCTTGGTCTGCTGGAACGACTCGATAAGGCCGAGGTTCGACGGAGCGAACTGGGTCTTATAGAGGTTGTCATCGATGGCCTTGCGGGTGATCGCGTAGCCAAGAGCAATTTCCGTATGCTCCTGATTGTAGACGTAACGCTCACCAGCATTGTTGTCGAAAGCGGTTTGGCCGCCTTCAGTCTTCAACTGCGCGAGGCCGAGGTAACGCATTTCAGCGGTACGCTCCAGAGCCATCTTCGAGTCGTGCTTGGTGAAGATTTTGTCGTACTGAGACGGAATCTGCTCGTACTTGCCTTCAACGCCACGGAGACCGGGGAGGAGAAGGTCTTTAATAGCCGAAAGATTGACAGCCATTGGTCCTTACTCCTCTTAGATGCCCGTGAAGTTCTTGGTCGTCACGTTGTTAAACGCAACGATGATGCGGTTGTACGCACCAGCCTCAGTGCCAGCCGAACCCGGAGGTTCAGTGACGAGGCCAACAACTCGGAAGGGAAGGGTGGTGGTGCCAGCGGCAGCAGTCGTCACGTCAGCGAACGCGCCCGACAGGCCGTTGGCGGTGTTGCCAGTGCCAATGTCGAAGCCGATGTTCAGGTTGACGGTGGACTGCGTAGCGCCAGTAGCGCCGGTCTGCACAACAAACCGAGCATTCGGGTCATTGACGATGTAGCCTTCGACCGTCTGGGACGAGGCAACATCCGAACCGGGCCAATAGTTCGACCACACGGTGCGCTTCTGCGAAACCGAGAGGTACTTGCAGCCAACGAAAACGCCAGCAATGCCAGCAGCGGCAATCGTGCCGTCGCTGCGGATCACCTGACCATTCGCATCGGGTTCCACGGGGTCGCCGTAGAAGATAGCGGAAGCATTATAAGCGATCTGAACGGGAACCTGCTCATACGTCGGAGCAGAGCCGTTACCGCTGTACTGGCTGAAACCGAAAGGCGCATTCGTATTCGCCATGACGGAATCTCCTTCTTACAGGAGGCTCATCATCGCGCACCGGGGCGACTTAGAACCGGGAAAGTTTAGCTCAACACACGGGGGTCGAGGAAACACAGGGGTTTCAAAGAGATTTTATACATGTAGCTGAAAATAAGTAAAGGGCCGCCCGAAAGCAGCCCTCCACATTAAGGAACTCAAATCAATCTTTGGGTACCGGGATCGCCTCATAGGACTTATTGATCTTTGGCTTGACTTGAGCGTGGTCACGGTGCCCAAGACCGCCTTCAGGCGTGCCGGCAAGCTGTTCCTGCTTGTAGCGGACCTGATCGCGAGCCTTCTGAAGCTCAATCTGACGCAATTCCTCCGTAATAACGGCAGGACGCATCATCATAACCATGCCATCACGCTCAATGGTGCCGTAATTTCCCTGATCCGGCATCATATCGGGGTAACGAGCAGCGGGAACTTCCTCCCAGCCCATTCTCTTAAGCGCAAGCATGTGAGAATGGTCTTCTTTGCCGAACACGGCCCGGCGTTTCCACTCATACGTCCAGCCATCAGGCGCTGGCGGCAGTGCAAACTTGTCTACACCCTCGTCCAGATTGCCAAGATGGCCGCGGATTTCAGCCGCACGGCGTGCCGCAGCAGCTCTGGGGTCTTCTTCACGCATAGGGGGCCTCATCGGAGGGCGTTCAGAGGGGATTTCACCGGCTTGGATAGCCGCTTCTTCTGCAATCGGGGCTTTTGCCGCCAAAGAGCGGGGCGGACGACCACGACGACGGGTTCCTGCTTGCTGTTCAGTCATAGCTGTCCTCTTTAATTCGGCAATCTGCCAGCTTTTTGAAGCTCAAGTTTGTGTTTTGCGTACTCTTGGTGGGTCATACCCATCATTTCAGCCATTTCGGCCTCATCAGAGGTCAATCTGACCACATTGGGACGCGATCCAGTGCCAGTTCCGCCTCTAGAGACGGGAGCAGCCGGCGGCGCAGCCCTTTTTGCAGGCGCAGGAGCCTCTGCGCGGACCTGAGTTTCCCCGCCATCAGCCGGAATTCCCATTTTCTGCTCTACGTAACGAAAATAGGCATCCGTGTCGGGGGCGATACCGCGACGAACAGCCGACGCATGAGCGTCAAACATGTCCTGAATGTCTACATCGTTCTTGATGTACTGCCGATTGCGCTGAATCCAGTCAGCAGAAGGCTTAGAAACCGCCTCGATGATCTGCTCAATGGGGTCAATTGCAGGGCTAACGGGGGGCGGCGTAAACGCAGGCGTCTTTGGACGCCCTTCCATCTCCCGCTTGCCAGTCTCAAGCTGGTTAATTTTAACGGCGTTGTGAGACATGGCCTCCTGAATCTCAGCCGCCTTGCTGTAATCGCCAAGAGAATTGGCTTCAGCAAGTTGAGCTTTCAGGATTTCGTTGTCTCTTTTGACAGTTTCGAGGGCGTTAACGACCAGATGAAACTGCGTTTCGCCAACTTCTTCGTATGCCTTGTTCGCCTGTTCAGCGATGTATCGGGCATATTTTTCGGCTTCTTCTCTAGCCTTACGTTCTTTCTTAAGACGCTGGTCTAGGTTTTTAATAGCCTGATCAACATCATTCTCTTCTGTTGCAGGCGCTTCTGCTTCCTTAGCAACAGTTTTATTCTGAGATTCTGCACTAACAACTTCAACTTCAGGCGTTTCAACGGGAGCGTCCTCAAGCTGAATTTCAAGTTGTTCGTTTTCGTCGGCCATATTCAATCTCCTTACCAAGCATCATCAGGGTGCGGAACGCGGCCTTTGGTAAGATTGTCTTCGACAATCCGGCACAAAACGCCATGAATGGTAATGCTCCAACCATCAGTCGGACGAGAGATAAGCCAGTCGTGCAACTGCACATTGGCGTCTTTGAACCACGCGCCACTATCGTCTTGGAACGCGGAAGGACCAGCCTTTACGAGAAGACCAATCTTTGACTGATACTTGTCTTCATCGCGGTTTTGGTCGGGCAGATAGAACCCGCTTTTAGTCTTCTCAGGCCGCAGATAAACAGCCAGAAGAATTTGATTGTTGAAGATTTCAATCCCAGAGATGTCCCCCAGCTCCTTAAGAAGTTTTTCTCTCGGATCGACTTCATGCTCCATTCGCATATACGGCATAGAACCCCCTATTTCCGTTGGTTAACAATAGTTTCGGCCTCCTCGGAAAGCTCAAGAGCCATCCGAAGACCTTCGATGATTCCGACATGGTGTTTGAAGGTAGAAAAATCAAAGTCAGAGGCACGGTGGCCCATGACAATATTTTCCTTGCGGCGTTCAATCTCGGCCATAAGGAGCTTACGAAGCTCCGTTTGGTAGAACGCTACCTGTGTCAGCATATCGCCCCCACTCTGCGATACCCCCTTATGATGTAGGTGGGACAGGAGCCAGAGGGGGATGCCTGAACTCCTGTCCCGATTCGCGACTAGTGGCCGCTCGCCGCGAATTAGTGTTTCCGAGCTTGAATCTCCGACTTTTCAAGCCGACCCAGACCCGAGCCAGCGCCCGCATCCATGTCCTTGTAGCTGCGATAGACCTTGCCACCAGCGCGATGCTTGCCGCGCTTGTATTCAGCAATGTCCGCCTTCTGGAGGCGACCCTCGCCAGAACCAGCGCCAGCCTTCATATCCTCAAAGGACTTTGCCTTGGGGGTGATGCGACCACCAGACTTGCGGGGCATCGGAGGCATATTCGGCATGGGCGCGCCCGGCATACCACCCATCGGCATAGCCGGCGGGGGAGCAGCAGGACCACCCGGAGGCATCGGGGGCATCTGCGGCATCGGGCCGGGGCCGGGCGGGATCGCCGGCTTGCCCATCGGGTTCATGCCGCCGGGGCCACCCTTCTCACCCGCAGAGATGATGATGTTGATGTTGGTCTTGCCCTTAGCGCGACCGCCATTCTTGCGCGCAAGGCGACCGCCCGTAGGACGGGTGCCCTGAAGCTCACCATCAAGCGCCTTACCGCCGTTTTTGCGGCCACGATATGACGACTCATCTTCTGCCGAACGGAGGTGGCTAATGTCCTCCAAAGTTTCCCGATACTTGTTTTCGGTATCGTTCATGCTTTCTGCCGGCGAATTAAATTTACCGCGCCTAGCTGCGTCACTAACAGACGCGCCGCCGTGCATACGGTTCATGCGCTTCATGCCGCCATGCGATTTGCCGGTGCGGGCTTCCTTCTTCACCATCTTCTTGATGAGAGCCTTGTCCATCGCCTCATCAGGATGCTTCTCAACCTTGCCGCCCTTCTTCTGGCCGGGAATGACAGGGTTGTTAGTGAAGTTATCGCTTTAGGCTTCACGATACCAAGGCGCGGGTCTTGCGGCATTGCGCCGGGGGGCATCATGGGTCCGCCGTCCATTTTTTTGGCGCGACCGCCGGCTTTACGGCTCTTCATAAAATCTTCTGCTTCCTTCGCAGTCATGCCCTGATCTTTGTCGAGGTCTTTAGGGCGAGCCGGGGGAAGGGGAGGATTTTTAGGAAGGTTGCTCTCTGGAGCCGCGCGGGTTGCGGTGGGAGAAACGACGCGCTTGTCGCCTTCGTAAAGACCGCCGCCCTCTTCCTTGCAAGCGCGACCGCCCTTCTTAAGGCCGCCAATGTGCTTCTTGCCTTCACGCTCTTCGTTAGCGTCTTTGACGTTGCGGTTGATCTTGGCGTTAGCATAGGCAGTCGCCTCACCACCGCTCTTGCGGGGCTTACGGCCAGCATGCATCTTCGCAGCCATTCCTTCGACCTTGCCGCCCTTCTTGTAGGCGCGGCGAGATACAGGACGCAGACCCGTCTTAACTTCCGTGTCGAGCGGCTCCGGCGGCGTCCACGACGAGGCGTCCACCTTCTGATGAGGGTCAGTCGTACCAAGGCGCTTGGCCTTGTTCTTCATGGCCTCGCGGGCCTTTTTAGCCATCTCAGACATGCTTGCTCCTAGCTAGGTTCCGGGCGTCCCCGGTGCCGCCAAAAGGGGGGCTTGGGCGGCTACAAGCCTTACTCTCATGCTACGCCAAGTTTCATCCTTTGACGAGCATGTGGTGAATGATTTCAAGCGCTTTGTGCAGCGCAGCATCCTTGCCGCCGCCGGCTGCGCCACCGCGCGCGCGACCCTCTGCACCCTTCCGCTCTTCCATTTCAGCCCGGCGCGCCCGCTCAAACAGATCGGCGCGACCACCGCCCTCTTCCATCATGGATTTGTTGTATTGCCGCCAAAGCTCGACAGATGCAGGCTCCGCAGCCCGTGCGGGGGTTGCGGCAGTTCGAGCGGCAGCGGGAGAAGATGAAGCAGCACGCTGGAGAGCTGCATAAACCGGGTTGTAAGACGCGCGCCCATCGTCAGACGTGCCTCCAGTCATGGCTACGCCCGGAGTTTCGCTGCGAACGTCATCCGAGAATTGAAGGTTTGCAGGAGATGCAGAAGCCGCTCCTTCTCCTCGCATATCGCGTGCAGCATTAAGAGCAACGGAAGAAGCGCCAGCGCCCATCCCAGCGCCACCAAGCATACGAAGGATAGAACCAACGTCGTACCCGCTTTGAGTAGCAAACGCGGGAAGATTGCCGACAACATCACTGCCCCCTCTAAGAGCCGGCACGCCGAACGAACCAGCCTGCGTGCGGCCTGCGCCCGGCATGGTGAAGTTTGGACGATAAGCTGTCGATCCTTCGCCTAGTGTAAACCCCGTTCCCGGTTCCGGGCGCGCAGCCGGAACAGAAGTTCGCGGCGCAGGCGTGCCGCTAATAGCCATGCCGCCGCCTTCGTCCATGAACCGGGCAACTTCAGCAGCCCGGCGAGCTTCTTCAGCCGCCAGACGGTTCTGAGCCATAGCTTTGGCGGCCTGCACCGCGTCAGCCGTTAGCATGCCTTCGCCTTCAGCCGTAGACATCTGACGAGCCGTCAAACCCGCGTCTTCCGCAGCCCGCAGCGCGCGCTGACGAAGCGCCTCGTTAACTGCCGTGCCGCCCTCACCTTCCATCTCAGCAAGCTGGCGCGCCCGGAAGGCCTCTTCTCGGGCAACCCGGTCGCGAGCCATGCGCTGCGCCGCAGCAATCGCATCGTCGCTCATGCCGCCTTCGCCGGCCATGCGGCCAATGTCATCAAAGGGGCTAGAGACTACGTCGCGGGCAGTAATACCAGAGCTTGGGACACGCGGAATATCGATTCGCGGCAGGAACTCACCGCTGGTCAGCCGGGGCGGCCCGGACGGAGCCGCAGGAGCCGGAGCCAGCATTTCGTCCGGGGTCATCGCATTGCGGCGCGGTCCCGTCAAAAGAAGCGGAGACTGCGTAGCGGCCCCAGCCTTCTCGCCGCCAAGGATTGAACGGGCAAGATTGACCGCGCGGCCAGCACCGGCAATCGCGGCTTCAGGCGCAAGAGCCGTGACGACCATTTCGGTGCGAAACATTTTGCGCGCTACACTCTGCGCTGCGTCCTGCGCCTTCTCGGGCGAGCCAGTCCGCCGAAGAACATCATTATATGTATTTTCAACGGTTTCGCGCTTGAACCGCTCGTAGGAGTTTTCTCCTCCTTGCTGGCCCGCAATAAACGTTTGGTTCTCTTCAGGAATGTACATGTTCCGAGAAAACGTGCGAGGCGTCAGTGTGCGTGCGTCAGCCATCATGCGCCTCCAAATCCGGGCGGTTTAAGTCCGGTGCCTATAATCTCCTGAAGGGCCGGCTCAATAAGAGGCGCGGCGACGGCAAGGGCTTCCGGGTTCTTTAAGACATCTTGCGCGACATCAAGAAGCTGGATGCGTTCATCCGACAGATGCTTCATACGCGCGTTTTGAACAGCGTTTGTCTCGTTTTGAATGTCTGCGTTGGCTTTAGCCTGCTCAAGATTGGCCTTAGCCATATCAAGCTGACGCTTCGTCGCGCTGTCTTCTGCGCGGGTCTTGGCGTCAAGCATGCGGGCTTCAGAGTTCTTCGCGTCATTCTGCGCGTCAGCCATAGCCTTCTGAGCTTCTGGCGTGGGCTTGTTGCGCTGATCCGGCGGCAGGAAGAACTGCTCAGGGTTATTCCACCCAAGCGCTTGAAGAGCAGCCGTTTCAACAGCGATAGGGTCATACAGACCCGGATTAGACTGCTGAAGCTGCTTCAATGCGCTGATCTTCACAAGGCGCTGGGCCTGAGAAGCGGTGTTGGGATCGGCGTGCGGCACAAAGTCAAAGTTATCAATCGCCGTCAGGAACGTCTTCTCGTCCCATTCGCTGGCGCGCTTCTTGTTCCCCTGCCAGAAGCTGTCGGGATGTTCCTTGAACGTGCGGATCAGAAGCTGAAACTCTTCTGACTGGGCTGCATGCAGGCGCTTATGCACTGCGTTCAGCACCTTGGCGGCCTGTTCCAGCATTGCCAGCGTGGTGCCGACCGGCATTTCGGTCTTACCTTCGCCGACCTGCTGCTCCGCAGTGCCGCCAATTCGCATGCCGGTCTGAGCAATGTTCTCAACCAGCGTCATCAGCGCGCCAGACGGCGGTTTGTATGGGATTTCCATAATCGCGTCACGCAGCGGCATACCGCCGGTCTTTACCAACGCGCCGCCGCCCGGAGGAATGCGGAAAATGTTGGTGTTCTGACGCGCCCCGGTGTCAGCCATAAGGAAGCCGGGGAAGTTATTGTACATGCCCGCATCAAGAAGTTCGCGCCAAGCAGCGGTGATCGCGTTCGTCGTGTTGCCGAGGATGTGAAGCAGACCGATGTCATAGAAACCCATGCCGGGGACAAAGGTGTACTTCACAAAGTTTTGGCGAGCGGTCGGGAGTTCTTCTTCGTCTTCATCGTAGTTGCGAACAATCGACAGAATTTCTTGCGAGGACACGTCAATCGTTACGCGATACGGAATCTCAAGCCCGGTGGTCTTGCCTTTCCACTTATGCTCAAACCCTTTGATGTCGAGTTCGCAATAGCACTCATAGATTTCGCGGTCGCGATCAACGGGCCGCGTAGCTTCAGGCTCAATCCCTTGCTGGGCATTTTTTTCGCGCTTAACGCTATCAAGGTCAGGAGCTTTGGGGGCTGACAGCTCAACATCGCGATAGACGCCAAGAATTTGAAGCCGCTTCACAGTAGAGGGGCGCATGTAAACGCGGTGCGTGATGCGCTTGGCGTTCTGTAGGTCGGTCGCCGCGTTGTTGACGATCAGGTCATCGGCATCCACCGACTCGGAAACCGGGCGGTTCCGCAGCGGGCACTGATAAACCTTTTTAAAGGCTGTGCCGCCAAACCCGAGCATCAACAGCATGCGATCCGTGTCGGGATAGTATTCAGTCGCAACGCTGGTGAGGTAATGATTGAGATCACGCTCCAACGCAGTCGCAAGTTGGTCTTTTTGGAGGGTGACATTGTTGCCGTCGTCGCGGATTTTTACCGGACCATCGGTTGGCAGCAGTTCTGAACGGGCGTTGGCTTGGAACCGAAGCACTGCCTCCAGAAGAAGGGGGTGCCGCACCTTGCTCATGCCGTCTACAGGCGCGCCATCAGAAGCGCCCTGCACGTTGGGTATCTCAACCTTCAAGCCAAGAAGCTTGATGCCAAGGGCGCGGTCTTCAATCCACTCTTTGCGAGAGGAGAGATCGTCTTCAATGCCCTCAAGAAGCTCACGCGAAATGCGAGAAAGCTCATCCTGCTCAATACGATCTACGAGATTGCTAAACCACTCGGTCGTATTGTTCTCAGCAGCGCGTTCAATGGGGTTCCCATCAAGAGAAACGCTGACGGAGCCGTCAGCATGTTCGATCTTGAGGATATTGCCCTTGATGTCGAACTCAGGCCGGTCGCCACCGCCCTCATCAATCTCAACAACAACCTCTTCTGGAGACGCAGTTGCTTCATCCTCCAGTGGAAGCTGACGGAGATTGGGCATCAGGCCCGGTGTCATCGGCATGAGCTATTCCTCTTTGGCCGCCAGCCGCTCCATTTCCTGAACGAAGCGTTGAATACCCTCTTGCGCGGCGAGTGTATCTGATTTTGCTAGGATTTCATAGTGACGCACGTAGTCATGCGGGTCTTCACCCCAGACTTCGACCTTAAAACATCCGATTGTCTTAGGCGTAGGCTCCCTGACGACATCAACCACTGCCTTAGCAAGCACTCTGCTCATCTTATCCTCAAGTTTAGGCTGGGTAGAGCGGGGGCATTTTGTTCCCCCTAAACGTCATGCTCTCCCGCATATCGCTTTCCCACTCTTGGTAACGCACAAGCACGCCCGCGTCACGCAAATGCCGTAGTGCCATGCTTACGGTATCGACCAAATCGTCGTGTTTGCCTTTGGGGAACTGCCCGACCTGTTGGATGACCATGTCGGCCCATTGTTTATTGGGCGCGTAGACCATTCCATCGGCAAAAAGGTGTTCGACTGAGTAGAGTCGGGACAGTTTGTCCTGACTTTTTGGGTCAAACATCTGCACGGCAAAGTTTTCGTAGCCGTAAAGGCGCTTTAGCTCCTGAGCTACGCTGTGGCCGGCGGCTTTATTCTCAACGAGCAGGCGATCTACCTTCATCTGGCGGCATGTGAGGGCGACTTTCTGCACAAGTTGGTGCAATTCGTACCTTCCCTGCCAAGCCTGCATCAGCATAACCTTGGGAGAGCCGCCAGCGTTGGGATTGCCGTTGAATTTGATCTGTGCGGCCTCATCAAAGAGGGCGGATTGGGCTTCTGCAACCTTATGTTTTTGATTTCTATTGACGTAATTATCCGCAAAGGTGGTTTTTGCCCCTGAGAAGACGCCCCAGATGGTCAAGGCAGAGGGGTCATTCTCTGTTTTTGCGGTGTATGCGGTGTCTAGGGACGCGATGATGAGGTCCATAGGCGGGTATTCTGGTGAATCCCATGTCTGCCACCAGTCGGTTTTGATGATACCGCCGCCTTTAGGCTCCGGGCGTTGCTGTAGTTGGCCGGCAGCGGCCCACGGGCCTAGCTGATTTTCCAAGATTGCGACTTCGCGTTCGCCAAAACGCTCGGGCCAGAGGAGCAAACCCTCTCTTTTTTCAAGAGTTTCCTCTGCTTCGATGCTGATCGGGATGCGGTTGCCGTCTTCATCGACATCGACAAGGGGCGTTCCCTCTGCATCGACGCCTCTGGGGTCATTCCACCCGATGGGTGTGACCGAGTGTCTGCGCCATTCGTAGCGCATGGGGAGACAGAGGTGGGTCCATCCCCCCTGATTTTTAGACATGATGTGGCCGGTCAGGTCTTCTTCCGACAGCCTTTGCTGGATAACAATGAACGCGCCCGTTTTAGGGTCGTTGAGACGGGTTGAAAGCGCTGAGTCCCACCATTCGATGGTCGTTTGGATGGTGGCTTCTGAAAACGCTTCTTGGGCCGCGTTAGGATCGTCCACCACGATGATTGACCCGCCTTCGCCCGTGAGAGCAGAGCCAACCGATGTCGAAAGCCGGGAACCGTTTTGATCATTATCGAACCTTGTCTTTGTGTTCTGATCGCCGGTTAACCTAAACCGTTCGCCCCAGCGTTGCTGATACCACGGGCTATCGATCAGCCTGCGGCATTTGACGCTATCGCGCAGGGCTAGCTGTTGGGCGTAAGACGCATGAAGGAACTGCACGCCGGGGCCAGACGTTGGGCTGTCCCATTGCCGTGGCTGCGCCCATACCCAAGCCGGGAACGCCACCGAGGTCAGCGACGACTTCGCACAGCGAGGCGGAATGTTGATGATAAGCCGTTTGATGTCGCCGTCTGCTACGGCTTGGAGATGCTCGGCCACGGCCTCGATGGGCCAACCATCAGTAAAGGGCGAGGCGTCAATATAGCGCCAAGAACCTTTTAGAAACTTGTATAGGCTATCTTCGCAATCTGATCTGTCGATGTCGATCAGTTGCTTTTCGATGTCGATCTTTTTCCCGTCGATCTCAAGGAACGGCATTTTTGCGCCTGCGAGTGCGAGGAAGCTTGCTGAAGGTTAGGTATTTCTCCCCGGTGGCGGCGTCCTCCCAACAATCCAAATAGGCCTCCAGAGCGTGCCGGGGGTCTTGAGATATAATTAAATCCCCGTCTCCGTCCTCATACACAAACCCATCAAAAGCTGTGTCTAGCTCTGTGCGGCGCAGCCAGCCAAAAGTGTGGTGCCAGCCGTGCGCGATAGCTTCATCATTCATGGCTTTCTTCCGAAAGTTATGTTTGTCTCCGCGCGAATTTCCTGATTTCGCCATGTCCAGCACTCCCCGTCCTCCTGAAAACAGACCCAGAGCAGATCATGTTCTGCGCCGTAATCAATCAGGAAGTGAGCTAGAGCTTTCCCACGCGGGGTGACTAATGGTATTGGCGGGTTGAGTTGCAGGATCGTTTGCAAGGCGCACCGTCATTTCATCAAAGCTGAGTTCAAACCTGTCCGTTGGCTTGGCTATATTTGGATATTGGATTAGCAGATCGACAGGTATCCACCGGCCTTCCAGACATCTTCGCCGCCAGTGCCAGACAAACCTATACCTTTGCCGGTGGTTCATCTTTCCTCTCCAACGCAGCGCGGGCGACATCAATGGCGCTTTCAATCGGAAACGCTCCAAACTCCGGGTCAGGCGTCATCGCAGCGATCTGCCGCAGCGCTGCCTCAAGCTCCTTAATCCGGTCAGCAAACTCCCACGCCTTAGCAACAGCTAGCTCCCGGCTGCGCGTTTCCTCCACAAGCTCACGCTTCAAAATTTCAATCTGATAGGCAAGCTCATGCGTCCAGCCAAGCTCCTTCAGCGCTTTGGCGGCAATCATGTTGTTAATCCCGCCACCCGCACGGGTGACCGCCTTATTCAGCCGGGAGGCAAGTTTATCCATCCTGCCGCTCCCGCGCCTTCTTGGCGGCCTTAACAGCCAAGGCCTTATCCAAGGCAAACGCTCGCTTCTCAGCCGGGGTGTTCTTCCCACCCTTCGTCCCCGCCCGTGCCGCCAGAGCTTTATCTTTGCTAAAGCTGCGGTTCTCAGGCTTCACAGACTTGCCGCCCTTAGACGCAATCAATCGACGCTTCTCAGGGTCCATAGCGGCAAACCCACGACGCGCCTTTACCTTAGCAGTAACATTTTCCACGATTTTTCCCCCAGCTATAGGGACCCAAAAGGGGACCCAAACCAAAATGCAGTTTCCACAAACTACACCGTAGGGGGACCCGTGTCAAGGCAAGTGTTGATTTGCCTTGCGGGCAGTAGTGGGGAGGAATTTTGGGGTATTTGCGGGGAGGGGTGGAGCCTCGGTTTGGGCCGGCCCTGTTTTACCCGCCTCCCTCCCCCGTCGCTGGCGTCGGGTACCTTAACCCATTGATTTTCCTAGCATTTCCCTCCCCCTCCCCTCGGAGCGGATGCTGCTAAGTGTCTGATTCTTCTGCGAGTTCGCCTTCGATCATTGGCGGCGCATTGGTGGCGGCTTCCAATGCGGCGCGCAATGCGTCGCGCGCTTCCGGCGCTAGCGCCCTGCTATCGATAACAAGCGAAGCCGTTTGGATCGGGCCGCCGTCCTTTCCGGTTAGCTCGATAGACTGTTTTGATTGCGCTGCATAAGCGCCCGGATTCAGGCGTTCCGCGTACCATCTCATTGAATCTGAATAGAGTCGGGCCGCAGCAACCGTTGCGCCGTCTATCGGTTCACCGGCCAAGACTCGCGCGTACAGCTCACGCGGCACGGTGGCGGCTTGCGTAAACGCGTGTTCGGCCAAAGCGCCTTTTGCGCGTGCGAGAATTGCAGCGAAAGAGGGATTACTTTCTGCCCATCTATAAACAGTAGCCCGATACAAGCCTAAAGCGTCACAAGCTTCCGTTACCGTCATCCCTTCCGCCATTAGGTCCAAAATCTTCTTTCCAGTCTCTTCCGTGTATGTGCTAGGCCTTCCTGTTTTAAGGATAGCTTCGGGCGTTCGCCTTTGGGCTTTTGCTAGTGGAAGATTAGCCGCCAAGGCTTCGCGCAATTCAGCGCCACTATGCCGCCGCATTAGCGCCTTCTCTTCCGGCGATAGCTTCCGCCCGCCTTTCTTGGCCGCCTTCACTGGCTTTGCGGCTTGCGCCTTTTCCGGCCCGCTCATTGGCGGCTACCTTTCCAGCGCCCGTCTATATCTTGCGCGCCGTTCCATTCCGCGCCCGCCTCAGTTTCCGGCCTTGCAAGCCGATCCGCCACATAGGCCGCCGCCACAATAGCCAGCGGCAAGACGCCGAACAAGGCCAAGGCTAAGTAAACCGCCCAATCCATAGATTCCCCCACGATTCCAGTGGCTTTGATTGTACCACATTGGAATCGCTAGCCAAAGCGCCAAGGCCAAAAAGAACAAAACGCGAAAACGCCGCCCATGCCACGCAAATCAATTTTCCAGCCCACGGTGACGGCGCGCGCCCGCGCCCGCCAGCGGCCTTCTAAAAGGCTTTTGAAGCTATGTCGGAAAATTGACACGAAAAGCCGGGCTGAAAAAGCGCTTGCATGAAATATTTGCAGGCGTTATAAGAATGAACCGCGCGCGCGCGTGCGTTCTTTAGAAGGGGAAAAGCGATGGCTAAACTGATCTATTGGGTGGCAAGGCACGAACACGACAGCCAATGTTATTCGATCATTGCTAAGACTAAGAAAGGCGTAAAAGAGCAATTGGAAAACATTTGGAATCCCGAAGCTTACGGCCCGATTGAAAAGCGAATGATCGAATATCAGGATGCGTTCGATCTGTTTGATTGGGTGACAAGCGAAGGCGGCGGGCGCGCATCAAGCGGCGTGCAAGTGTGACGTTTGGCTAGTGCGGGCGCCACGCGCGCCCGTATCTCCAAGCG